AACAGTTCCGGGAACTGGGCGCCGTTGTCGAGTTCCTGCCACAGCCGGCGGACGCATTCACGCGGCTGGAGAACGTGACAGTGGACCCGGCCACGTTCGGCTGGTCCACGCGCGTGGGGTTCGAGAAGTACCGCCCCAACCCCGCGTTCCGGTTCGAGCCGTTCCACAACCTTGGCCCGATTGATAGCCTGTTTGTGTTCGAGCAGCTCCCCGGAGGCCGGCGCTACTCCATCCTGTTTGAGTCGGGCGGGACGCTCTACCTGTTCTGGGAAGTGGGCGCGGAGGGCACCCTGTATGCCCTCCAGGCTGGGCGCACGGTTCCCGCTCCGGGTGAAGCGGCCAGCCAGTACACAGCGGTGGGGGACGCTGTACTGGTCACGAACGGACGGGACACCCCCGTGGTGGTTCGGCCGTGGCCCCTTCCGGATACGACGTACACGGGCGCGGCCGTGGCTGTGGGCGTCGTCCGCCCGCTGGGCTGGACCTCCAAGGCACCCAGCCCGGACCTGTTGGACGTCCAGACCATCACCAGCGCGGCCGGCTCTCCTGCTGCATCGTCCGACACGGTGACGGGTGACGCTGTGACCCTGTGGTGGCCCGATGGCCGCGGCGCCATCCGACTCCCCAAGGCCTACGGGCTGGGCTTCGCCAACAACACCACCAGCGCGGACGGCCAGGCCGCGGACTTCCGGTACCGCGTCAGCTTCCTGATGGAGAACGGAAGCGAGTCCCCGCTATCGGACGAGGTGGCCGTATCGTGGGTCTTGGAGGCCAATACGGAGGGGTTCCGCTACTGTGTGGCCATGCGGCTCCCGCTTGGCCCGCCCGGAGTGGTGGCCCGCCGCGTGTACCGTACCCAGAACACCAGCGTGGACTCCCCGACCTATGGGGACACGGACCTGTACCTGTTGGACACGGTCCGGAACAACACCGACGACCTATGGTTTGACCCGTACCGCTCCACAGCTGTGGGCGCGTTGGCCCCGGCCATCACGGAGTCCATCCCGCTCCCGTCCCCGAGGGCCGGAACCGCCGCAGTGTTCCAGGACTGCCTGTTCCTGGATGGTGGCCCCGAGGACCCGAACACGCTGTACTTCAGCCACCCCGGCCTCCCGGACCAGTTCGGCGCGGCCAGTTACATCCGGCTGGCCGCTCCAGGTGGCGCCGTTGTACGGCTGTTCAGCCATTACCGGGTCCTCGTCGTCCTGCGGGAGAACGGCGTGGACGTGGTGTCTGGCGACTTCACCAACGGGTTCCAGGCCACCACTGTGACGTCCCAGGTGGCCTGTCGCAGTCCTCACACTGTGGACCAGGTCCCAGGCCTGGGCGTGGTGTTCCTGGCCCAGGACGGCGTGTACGCCCTACAGGGTGGCTTCGATGGCGGCTCCGAGATGCAGGTCCTGAGACTGTCCGAGCCCATCAAGCGGACGCTACGACGACTGACCCCGGACTGTGCAGCCCGGGCCGTGGGCCGGTACTCCCCGATGGACCGCGCGTACCACCTGTACATCCCAGTGGACGGGAACGACCGGCCCAACCTGGGCGTGGTGTTCCACACGGAAAAGGAAGGGTGGAGCACACGGACCGGGTTCCCCGTGGGTAGCCTGGACCGGCTCCACAACGGCCAACTGATTTTTGGCCACAACACGGGAAGCGGCCCGGGCAATGATGACCCCGCGGGCCTGTTCGTTATCAGCGGGCGCCGCGCCATGGGCGGCTCCATCGTGGGGGATGCCTACGTGGAGAACGGTCCGCCCACGTCCATCATCAAGACAGCGTGGCTGGACCTTGGGGACGCCCAGCTCCAGAAGCGGGTCCAATACGCCACGCTATGGGCAATGACTACGGGTTCCGTCAACATCACCGCGGAGGCCTACAAGGATTTCCAGCGGGAGGGTCTCGCATGTCGGCCCTACTTGGCCCAGCCACCAGACGCGGCCAACCTCCCCGTATACGACTCCGCCACCATTGGGACGGACGTATGGGAGGACACCCAGCTGGTCCCCCTGCGTATCGGTGTCGCCCAACAGTCCTGCGCATGGTTTGCCCTCGAGGTATCCACGACGGACGACCTTCTCCTGGTGGGCTGGGAAGTCGAGTACCGGCTACCCGGGACAAACACCATCGCAGGAAAGCGCGGATGAAATACTGGACGGAACACCAAGCGCGCCAGAACCAGACGGCGGAAGCGGACCAGCTGAACGCGGAGATGAGGGCCAGCCAGTCCGCCATCACCACACTGGACAGGACCCAGACGCCCAGCCGCCAGTACGACCCCACCAACGTGGGCCAGTACGCTCTCCACCAGGTGTGGACGAGTGGGACCAGCTCCAACCCCATGTGGGGTTCTGGTACGACCCAGGGCGAACAGACGAACGTCCGGATGGACACGGCCAACAACAGGGGGGACCAGTTCCTGGCCATCACGTACCAGCTGTACAGCGGCGGCTGGGAGACGGCGTACACGGAGACGTTGACCGGCTTCCGCGGCGGTCATCTCCATGTGGAGTGGTCGGGCCAGGCCAGCATCTTCCCCGCGTTTCAGCAGACGGACAACAACAACCACCCACCCAACCCCAAGTACATGCGGCTACGCATCCAGGTGGGTGGCGTTACCATGGTGGAACGTCAGGGGACCGCTAAGTCCATGGCATCATTCAGGATTTTCGGGGGAGGCCTATACCCACAGGGGGACCTGGAAGTCCAGTTCCAGTGGCGGTTCACCCCGGCCGGACAGGACGACGCCATTGTGGACAACGGGCCGTCTACCTTCCACCTGATGCAGGCCCATCTGTGGGGAAACAAAGTCCTGGCAATCGCCCGGTACAAGTAGGGAGGGCCGCATGTCTCGCATCATCCAGGACCGCATCGACGCCGGGGAAAGCATTGACGCCACGGACCTGAACAACAGGTACACGGCATACAACCAGCCCGGCGCGCTGGACGTGGCCAACCACGGCGCCGCGTCTATCGACCTCCCGCAGGTCCGCGGTAACCAGCTCATCACCGTGGACTCTAAGCGCGTGGTGTTGGGGACAGGCGTCTGGGACCACTCCAGCGTCCAGTCCATCCCGAGCGCTACCGCTTCACCGGCCACGCCCGCGGAAGTGGGTGGCGGTAGCACGCGGCTGGACTTCGGACTGACGGGGTGGACTATCACCAGCGGGGACATCCTTCGGGTCTATTGGGACATCGGAGCGCGGCCCTACATCACGGGCCGGCCATACGCCACGCCCAACCTGGGCGCCCTGGCCATCGATAACGGCGCGGGCGGCTCGTTCGATTTGAACGACTGCCTAGCCTGTTGGGTCCTCCACTTGGAGATGGACACGACGGACGCCACGCTGGCCAACTTCGTACCGGTACCAGGCCAGACGGACTTCCAGACGGGAACGCCCGCGTTCGGGAACCTGTCCCAGACGGCCGCCACCACTGTGGTCCCGGCGTACCTGGAGTACAGCGCGGAGGGGAACGCCGTGGAGGGCGCCACCAATGCACGGACCACGCTTGACATGCGTTGGGGTGGGGTGTCCGGGGCCTATTGGTTCACGCCGTCCGGGTCCCAGACCATCTACGGGCTACGCATCGTCGCCCACGGCATCTACCACGCCAAGCGGTCCGGAACCCAGAACCGGCTGGAGCTGTACACGGCTGTGGGTGGCGTCACCCAATACCTGGAACTCACACAGGGACAGCTGTCCGCCGTCCACATGCGGAGGGGCTAATGGCATACACGCCGCCCAACACGTTCACAGCGGGAACGACGCTTACCGCGGCGGATGTCCAGGGGAATACGGACGCCCTCCGGGTCTATCTCCATGAAGGCATCGTGGGCGCGGACCTGCTGGCCGGCCAGTTCATTGACGGCCGACACGTTCAGCCACCCCAGTGGGACCCCATCCGCGGCCTTCAGCATGGCGTCACGGGCTACCAGGGAGGCCAGTGGAGTGGCGGCGCATCCGTCCGCGTTTCGTTCACTACGTCCGCCATCACCGGCCGCCGGTACACGGGCGCGGAACAGTGGGTGCAACAGCCGGGGACCGGCTTTACGCTCGACATCCGCGCCCCGGCCACGGTCCTGTTCCACTACTTCTGGGAAGTGGACGCCGGCCCGGATGACGGGAGCCGCGGCCCGGGTACGTCGGACCGCTACACGCGGACCGCTCCATACGTGGGCGGGGTCCAGTTCGTTGTGGCGTCCGCCAGTCAGGAGACGGTCAACAACACCAACGGCTGGGAGAATGGCGGCGCCCAGTTCAAGGGCGCGGACGCGCCGTATACATACATCGGGTACGGCCAGCATGATGGGGTGTACATGGACACCACCAGCGGCCCCATCCGCTATACAATCGGCCTGTGTTCCCTGTCCACCATTGACCGGTCCTGCATCCTGAACTGGGGTGTGGCCGTGGAAGTCACGTACCTGTGAGGAGGCCGGCATGGCTGTAAGTATTGGCGCACTGATGGCGGCCCAGGCCGCTGGCAAGGCCCTGGGCAGTGTTGCGACGGGAGCCGGCCAGATTGCGGTCGCCCGTCAACAGTTCACAGCGGAGGACCGGAAGCGCCTCGAGGAACTCGAGGAACTGGAACGCCAGGGCGCGCTGGGCCTGTCCGAGATGGAGCGGGAGGCCATCCGCGGGGAGGTGGCAAGCGAGGCCGGCGCCATCAAGCGGGAACAGGAATCCCGGGCGCTCCGGGAGGCCGCAGCCGCTCCAGTGGTCACAGGGCGGGACGTGTTCCTGCGGGAACAGGTGGCCCAGCAGGAAGCCCAGCAGCTGGCCGAGGCTGGCCGACAGCTGGAGACGGAGGCCGACAGGGAAGCCGCGGCCCTCCAGCGTCAGGAGATGGCGGCACTGGATGCTGCCCAGCGTCAACGCCGCGCCGCGACAGCCCAGGGTATCGCGTCCATCTTCGGGGGTACCTTCGAGGCCGGCGCGGATGTCGCTGGCCAGCGTGCCCAGCAGGCGTTCGCGGCTGAACTGGAAGGCATCCGACAGGGCGAAGCAATGACGGACGCGGACCTGCTGGCAGAATACCAACGACGCAAGGCCGCAGCGGCTGGCGCTACTGGCGCGGACCCGTATGGCGGCCGCGCCCCGAGGAGGTAAACATGGCCCGCCGTGATGCATATCTGGACGCACTAGACGCCCGTTACCGCTACGCCCGACAGCTGGAGCGTATTGAACGGGACCTGGCCGACGAACAGCAGCGGTTCCAGGCTGCCCAGTCCTACGCCGCCCAGGCCCGTAGCGAGCTGAACCAGCTGGACGCCCAGCTGTCCGCCGTCCAGGACCAGGAAGGACTGGCTTCCGAGCTGCTGCGGATGGTGAACCGGGACACCATCGCGGCCTCCCGTTCCGTGGCCACAGCCCGGGCCGCCCGTGGCGCTGCCCAGCGGACACCGACATGGGCCGCGGCCCTCCTCGACCCAGCCGCCACTGGCCCGGGCCAGGTGGGTGTGGCACTGGACACCATCGCACGGGAGGACACGGGAGCGCGCCGCATGACGGAAGCCCAGGTGGACGCCGTAGTGGCGGACGCTCTGGCCGCGGGCGCCACCCAGGCCATGGTGGACGACTTCCGGAAGCGGCTCCCGGGCGGGGAACGTCCAGCCGTTCCCAGTGGACAGGCGAAGCTGACACCAGAGCAACAGCGGGACCTGGAGCTGACCCAGCGCGCGGCCGCCATCGTGGAGTTTGGAGGCCCGGCCGGTATCGCTGGAGGGTTCGAGGGAGAAGCGGAAGTAAACCGCCGCGCCGCCGCGGCCCTTCCGGCTGGTTCCCTGTTTGCTACGGAGGACGAGGCCTTCCGCGCGTACCTGGGACTTCTGGATGACGGACGCGTGACGGCGGAGGAGCTGGCCGCCCAGTTCCCGGACGCCACGGAGAAGGAAGTGGCCCAGGGCCTCCGCGTGGCACAGGCCACTTACAACAGGGCCAAGGCCACCAAGGCGTTCCGGAACGATGAACGCAAGTTCTTTAACGACCGATACCTGGACCAGGCCCGGAAGGTGGCGGAGCTCGAAGGCCGCGCCGCTACGCTCCAGCCTCAGTACGAGGACATCAGCCTGGAGCGGCTCCGCCGTCAGCTGATTGACCGCGGCATAGACCCGGACGACCCGTATACCCAGTACCGCGGGACTCCCATGTACGGGTACGCGCGGACGGCGGACCGTCTCCTCGAGGAGGTAGCCGGGGAAGAACTCCGCGCCGCGACCACCATCCAGACATCCGTGGCCCGACTTCTGGACCAGTACCAGGCCACGGGGACGGACTGGACCGTAGCGGACCTCGAGCGCCAGCTGGGCAAGACGTTGAAGGGCGGGGAACTGGAGAAGGCTGTCGGGTTCGCCCTCGCGTTGGACCGCCAGCGCCGGGAAGGCGTGGACGTCCCCACCCAGGCCCAGCTCCAGGCGGACCAGAAGGCCCGGGAAGCCAAGGCCGCGGAACAGAAGAAGCGACTGGCCACCCAGGAAGCCGCGCGCCTTGAGCGGGCCAAGGCCGAAAAGGAACGACTGGGACAGGAGGCCGCGGCGGAGGCGATGGAGGCCAAGACCACGGAACAGCGGGCAGAAGCCGCGCGCCGTGCCTACACGCGCGCCCGCGCTCAGGATGTCCCGGCGGAAGAAGCCCGGAAGATGATGCTGGAGGTGTTCGAGCAGACAGCCGCGCCCGAACCGGACTTCGAGCTGCGCGGCGGGGTCACAGTGGACGCACCACCAGCGCCACCAGCACCACCAGCGCCCGCCCCACGCGCCGCGGCTTCCGTTCCGGCTCCCGCGCCCGCGCCACGTCCCGCTCCCCGCGTGGTGACACGACGGGAGCCGGAACGCTTCCCCACGGGTATCGAGTCGGAACAGCAGGCCATGGACATCCTGGCCGGACGGCCAGCGCCCACTCCAGCGCCCGCGCCCGCCCGCGTTCCGGACCTTGAAGGCATGACGGACGAGGAGCTGTTGCAGCTGGCGGAAGGTGGTAAGTGAGTGTCCAGGACGAGGCGCTGGCTGAGCTGGCCCGCCGTGAACTGGCCCGACGGGAGGAGGCCCGGCGCCTTGCGCCCGCCCCCAAGGCCACGGCGCCGTTCCCGGAGTTCCCTGGAGACTTGCAGCGCCGCGCCCAGATTGAACTGGACGCCCGGGCCGCAGCCCAGGAACGGACGGCGGCTGCCTTCCCCGACTTCGCCACGCCAGCCGGTCAGCGCGCGGAAGCGGCACAGGCCGAGTACCGGAAGAACCTGGAAGACGAGCGCCGGAAGCGGCTCCAGCGTCTGGACGTCACGGGCCAGGTGGGTGAGCCGCTGAAGCTCGCGGCGCCCCCTTTGGTCCTTCCGCCATTCCGGCCCACGCGTGTGCGACAGGTCCCCGTCTACGAGGCCCCGCTGGCGGAGCCCGTCCGCTATGAACGCCAGTACCTGGACCCGGATACCGGCGAACTCCGCCCCCCTACAGCTGGGGAAGAACTGGTGGAGGCCTTCGCCCAACAGCCAGTAATGACGGAAGAACAGGCCCGCCGCCGTGGGGAAGAGCTGGCCGCCCAGCGTCAGGCCATCGCGGAGGCCCGCGCCGCCGGCCGCCCGCTTCCGGAGTTCGAGCGCCCGGAGGCCATGGTGTCCGGCGTCCTGTCCCGCCCGATGGACACGGGGGCCATTGTGGAGACGCCACTGGCCGCCACCATGCGGGGAGGCCTGGGCGCGCTGTCCGCCGCCGTGGGTGAAGGTATCGGCGCGTTGACTGCGGACGTGGACCCCGCCACGGGGGAGTTCTTGGAGCCAGAAAGCCTTGCGGCCAAGGCCGCGTTGGCCCGGAGGGTGGCCGCAGCCATGTACGGGATGCCCGTGGAAGAAGCCGCGGCCGGTGAAGGTGTGGGCGTTGGCCTACTGCCAACCCCGGGGATGACCACGGAACGGGCCAGCCGCGTCCCCGAGGAAGCACCCTTCCGCGCCACGCCCAGTCCGACGGACCCGGAACAGCGCCGCGTAGCCTCACAGGACCCAGAAGGCCTCCGCCGTCTGGCCCGGAACATCACCGTAGGCCGTGGCCTGGGCGATGAGTTCTACAGCTCGCCGGACCTGCGACAAGCCTACGCGCGTGTTTTTGGTGACGAGGACGCGGCCTGGTGGGCTGGCACCCTTGCAGAGATGGCGGTACCCATTGGTCCCGGCGCCGCGGCCAAGACGTCCCAACGGCTGGGCACCTTCCTGGGGAAGTACGCGCCCATCCTGTCCCCGACCCAGAACCTTATCCGGTTTGCCGATAGCGTGGACGTCCGCGCCATCAACACGTTGACGGACTGGGTGGCCGCAGCATCCCGGACACCACAGGCCGACGCGCGACTGACCAAGCGAGTGGCGGAACAGGTTGTCCGCCGGGAAGGCATCGTCCTGGGCCAACAGGCCACGGACGCGGCACTGGACGCCATCAAGGCCAGCGATGGACGGAGCGCGGACGAAGTGGCCCGCGCCGTGTCCCGGGCCATTGGGGAGGACCCGGATGCGCCTATCGGGGCGCTCCGTACCTCCGCCCCGACATATCTACGGATGCAGGAAGCCATTGTCCGGAACACTCCGGGGGACTTCGTGATGGTGACGGACGCCGTAGCCGCACCACGCGCGGCCGCGCCCGCCATCCGGGAAGCCGCGAACAGGACCGTGGCCACCATCGTGGAGCGTGACGCGCCCGCCATCGCTGGAGAACTGCGGCGCATCCAGGCCCGCGTGGCCGGCACGGACGCGGCACTGGCCACCCAGCTCGGACGCGCGGCTGATGACATCGTCCAGGAAGTGGCCACCAATGGCCTGGACGCGGCCACAGCCACAGCGCGCGGAAGCGCTACCCGTTCCCTGGTCGAACGCGCCGCCCGGGCCTTGGACGAGGACCCGCGCGCCGCTGGTCAGCTGTTCACGCGGTCCAGTCCGGACGAGGTGGCCAGGGCCTGGGCGCCGGACCCTTCAGGACCACCCACCCCCGTGGCCAGCCTCCGGGGCCTGACGTCCTGGGACGACGTGGACCCGCAGACGCTCCGGCTGGCCCTGGAGGAGATACGGAGTCTGGCCGCAGTCCGCGCCGCTCCTGGAGTCGCCACAGCATCCCGCCGGCTGTCGGACCTTCAGAAGTTTGTGGCCCGGGCGGACAACCCCAAGGCCTTGGACACGATGGTGGGGCGACGGCTGCGGGCCATGCGTGGACAGGCTGGCCAGCGCGCCCCGCTGTCCGTGGAGGCCGCCCGCGAGAACATCCGGGCCACCACGTCCGCCGCCTTCCGTACTACGGGCAAGGTCCTGGACGAGATGGCCGCCCAGTATCGGAGCGTGGACAAGGCCCTGGACGAGATGACGGAGATGGCCAGCGGCGGGGAGGCCGCGGAATCCGTGTGGAAGCGTGTGCTGTCCTATCTGTATGCAGGGGAACAGGATGCCCTGTGGTCCGCCGTGTCCCCGCTGTTGAGTGGTTCCCAGGAACTTCCAACCGTCCAGCGGCTTCTGGACCTGGACCGGCAACTGGTGGCCGCTGGCATCGTCAAGGGATGGGACGGACTCAACCCGGCGTCCTTCATCGCGTCCACCAAGTCCAAGGAGAACGTGCAGCTGGCGCTCCTTAAGAACTTCATGGAGGAATCCGTAGTCAAGGGCCTGGCCGCGGCGGGACGGGAAGCAGAGGCCGTGGGCCAGGGAATCCTCCGGGCGGAAGACGATGCCATGACGCTGGCTGGCCGCGCTCGGCCTCCCGGCCTCCCGTTGGCCCCACAGGCCGACAGCGTCCGCGGGGTTGTCCGCCAGTACGACACGGCCGCGTCCGACTTCGAGAACATGTTGGCCCAGCATGGCGAGATGTTCAGCGCCATCCAGGACTCCGTCCCTGTGATGCAGCGCGCCGGGTTCCAACAGCTGGCCCAGGACCTTGGCCGCGCTGGTGTGACGTGGGCGCGGAACGCTGTGTTTAACGCGCGGTACGGCTACGCCGTCCCCAACCTTCCGTTGGTGTTGGGCCGACTTGTCCAGGCCCCTATCATCTCCCTGGCTACTATCGGCGTCCAGAACACGGCGCGGACGCTCGGCCAGCTGGGCCGGCGCTTGGACCCCCGCCAGTGGTCCAACCGGCGCTACGCTGGAATCCTGCGGGCGCCGGATGGGACCGTGTATACCGCGGACGATATCGCGGACCTGGCCGACCAGTACGGACTGGGCGCCACGGCTCTGGAGACGGAGCGCGTGGGCAGCCTGGCTAGTGACTTGTTGGTGTCCGCCCGCAAGGCCGCCCAGGAATCCGGCCTGGGTCCACGGTTCCAGCGGGCGCTGGATGCAGCCAACCCCGCCACGCGGTCCCTGGGCGCCCGCATGGCGGAGGCCATTGAACTGACGTTCCGGCGTGGCGTGTTTGAGTCCGCGATAGCTGCCGGGGAACCACCAGCGGAGGCCGCGGCCTTGGCCCGTCGCAGCCAGCTGGACTACGCCCAGGTCCCGGACGCCGTCCAGGACTGGCTGGGCCAGTACGTGGCCACGGCCGCCCAGCATTACCAGCTACTGGCGGAGATGGTGGGCAAGGTAGCGGACAACCCGGGCGCCGTTACCGCCATTCTCCGCGCCCACCAGCGGAAGGCCCAGGCCGCGGACCCGTATGGACTGGCCGGGGACGATGAACTGCGGACGCTTCTCCGATACGAGGACGACGGCCGCGTATTCTACGGCCCATCCAACCCGCTGTTTGCACCCATTGACGTGGCACTGACCACGGCCAGCGCCGTGAACTACGTGGCCGCCAACCTGGTCGAAGCCATCGGCCGGGGATGGGGCGATGGGTCCCAGTATATCGGGGAGCGTGTGGGGGAGACGGGCGCCCAGGTAGCGGAGGACATGGTGGACAAGGTCCTGGGCGTCCTGGACATCATCGGGGGATTGGACGAGGCCGGGAACTACGACCCCGGAAACGTGGAGATGGCGGAACTATCTGATGAACAGGTCTTCTTCGCCATGCTGCTGGCTGCGGACGCACTGGACCCCGACAGGGCCGCCGGCTGGTACAGCGGTATCCACAGCCTACTGGACCCACAGTACCAGCCACCTCCGGAAGGTCTGGCCCTGCAAACCTTGAATGATTCCAACGAGTTAGTGGACGACCCCCGACTGTGGGCGCAACAGCCTCCGGAGGGTGTGCCCTACATCAAGGTGAAGGGAGGGGAAAGCACCGACGGCGCGGACGGGTTCTATGTGGTGAAGCCATCCGGCCGCGGACTGCGGAACGTCCAGGCCCTCCGGGCCATCACGCCGGACATGGCGGAGACGGGTCTGCGGCTCTCGTCGGCTCTCGTTCCGTCCCAGCGTGTGTTCGCGGATGCCATCCTCCCCCGTGGGGCGCCCGGCGTAGCAGCGGCCGCGCTTCCCGTGGAAGTCGCGCCCGCTTCCCCGGAGTTCCGGTCCACTAAGGCCGCGGAAACATTGGCAAAAGGAGCGGACGGGGAGTAGGATGGAAGCGGCAGCCAGTCCACGATGAGGAGGGGCCACCATGCCCACACGTATCACCCGCTTCCTTCACAACAACCCCGTGACGGGAACCCAGGCCCTGGGAACGTCGTTCGATGTCAACGACGTGCACGCCCACGACCTGACGTCGTACCTTCCGGCGTTCCAGAAGGACGGCGCGAATTTTTTCGGGATTGTGGACACCATCCAGGTGGTCCTGACCAGCGCCACCAGCGCCAGCTCCGTGACCATCCGACTGTGTGAGGACGCCGCCGGGGACATCCAGCTGATTCCGGACGTCACGGCCACACTCACGGCCGGCATCACCACGGCCGGGACCAAGTGCGCCGTTTTCAAAGTGGGGGCCGCGTT